ATTTCAGTTTCTAGTCCTACTATACATAACACCACCATTTCAGTTTCTAGTCCTACTATACTAATACTAGCTGTAAAGGCTTGCACTGCGGTATAACCTGACTATAATCGGCACATGGACCTAGCCAATATGCCAATAGATATATCGAATTTTCCTGAAATCGAGGAAAACCCCTATCACCCGATGAACGACCGGTTCAATCAGGAAATCAGTCACGTCCAGAAAATCATCATGGCACATCAGCGGTCCATGAAGCCCAAACACGTCAAAGTGGCCAAGATGCGCTTTGCCGGGCACACCAACGTAGACATAGCTAAAGCCACCGGGTACTCCGAGGGCACTGTAAGCAGCATTGCCCAGCGCAATGACGTTGACCGCCTGCTGAGCCTGCTGAACTACATCGACTCAGCCATGGCCGGACCCTCCACGTCGCATCGCATTGCCGTCCTGCATCGCATTGCCGTCGATAACGAGGTAAAGAACCCCAAAGTTGCTATTCAGGCCATCGCTGAGATAAACAAAATGGCCGTCAATCAGCACAACATGGACAGCGAGACCGTTCCGGGGCAGACCACCATCGTCATCAACCAGAATCATTTCCCCAAAACACCCCTTGACGGGTAAGGCAGACAGAACCATGGTGAAAGAGAAAGCAACAACCAATCCAGCGCCTAAGCCGACCCCCAGCACCAAGCCGGAGACATGGCAGGATCGCCTGAAAACTGAACAAACCATGTTGGCTGACAAAATTGCCAACTTAACGGTATTCGTCAACGACCCGCCCAAGGACACCGACCCAATAGACATTGATCTGCTCACCCGGCAGCTTGATTACATGCGCCGGTACAATGCAATCCTGACTCAGCGGCTTAACCGACTGTAATGAACCTTACCCAGCCGTTTACACTTGATTATGAGCCGCGTGAGCCGTTTAAGGCGTTCCACCAGCGCACCCAGCGGTGGTCGTGCATCGTGGCGCATCGTCGTGCGGGTAAAACCGTAGCTTGTGTAAATGAGCTGGTTGTCAGGGCCACCTACTCCAAAAAGAAGAACCCCCGCTACGGCTATGTCGCACCTTTTCGGCAACAGGCCAAAAACATCGCGTGGGTCTACCTGAAAGAAGCCGTCAGAGGCTTTGCCATCGAAATCAGAGAGTCAGACCTGTCCGTCAAACTCCCCAATGGGGCCATTATCGCCCTATACGGCTCGGACAACCCTGACGCGCTACGGGGGCTGTACTTTGACGGCCTTGTCGTGGATGAGTTTGGTGACTGCCGACCTTCCCTGTGGGCCGAAGTCCTTTTACCAACGCTAGCCGACCGCAAAGGCTGGTGTGTGTTCATCGGCACCCCGAAAGGCCGGAATCAGTTCTACAAGTTCTACGAGATCAGCAAGAAGTCGCCGGAATGGTTCAGCCTCACCTTGGACGCCGAATCATCCGGCTTACTGGACCCCGGCGAACTGGCGCAGCTTAAAGAGCAAATGTCCGACGCGCAGTATGATCAGGAAATGATGGTCAGCTTTACCGCCGCACTGCTTGGCACCTTCTACGCCACCTTGATTGCGAAAGTCGAGGCGAATCAGCAGGTTAGCGATAATGTCACCTACGACCCCCAGTTTCCGGTCAATGTAACCGCCGATATTGGCTTTTCGGATTCGACCGTCCTGTGGTTCTATCAGGAGCGCCCTGACGGCATCGCCATCATTGACTGCGAAGAGGCCCACGGCCAGCCACTCAGCTACTACTTTGACTTGCTCGATCAAAAACCGTACACCTACGACACAATCTTTCTCCCCCATGACGCCCGGGCCAAATCCTTGCAGACGGGGAAATCGACCATTGAGCAGTTTATCGAGCATTTCAGAAACAGCGGAACCAAACTCGACATCGCGCCAAACCTGAAAGTGCAACACGGCATCGACGCGGTGAGGATGATTCTGCCTTATTGCCACTTCAACCGTACAAACTGTGAACTGGGCATCGAAGCACTCAGAACATACCGGCGCAAGTTCGATGAAGTGAACAAGGTCTACCACGACCACCCGCTACACTCGTGGGAAAGTGACTTTGCCGACTCATTCCGCTATCTTGCGCTCTGCGCTAACAAGAAGCGTTTAAAAGCACCGGAGCCACTAGAGAACACAGCACCTGACCTGTATCCCGGCTATAATCTGGCCGATATGTTCGCGGATCGCGATAACCGCTCTGCCCCCAGCACACGAACGATGAGGATTTGACGACATGGGCCAATACGACACCGACAGCGGTACCATAGAGTCTCGCGATGATTTTGAGGAAACCCCCAAAGGCCAGTACAAGTTCTACGCCGAGGAACTGAAAGCCTCGGAAAAGATGCTGTCCAAATGGCACAAACAGGCCGACAAGATCGTCGATAAGTTCCTCGGTAAGAACCCCAAAGGCCAAGAGAACGGCCCGGCGTTTAAACTGAACCTGTTCAACTCCAACGTCACAACCCTTGCATCCATGTTGTACGGCAACACCCCCAAGATCGACGTGAACCGCACCTTTGCGGATCAGGACGACGACGTTGCCCGCGTGGCCGGGGAGACATTGCGCCGCATGTTAAATCTGGACGTGCAGGAGAACGGTGAGGAAGTGGACGCCGTGTTGCAATCGGCACTCAGCGACCGCCTGACCGTCGGGCTTGGCTGTGCCCGGGTACGCTACGAAATAGCAACCCAAGAAGACTATAAAGGTCAGGAACAACTCCAAAGCGAAGCGGCCCCGGTTGAGTATTACCACTGGCAAGACGTGATGTGGGGGTGGACGCGCAACTGGGCCGAGCTACCGTGGCTCGCGTATCGGTCGTATCTGACCAAAGATGAAGTGCAGGAGCGTTTTGGCGACGACGCCGCCGAGAACGTCACATTAAAACAGCAAAAGACAATAGACCTTGAAGACGGCAGCCAAGACGACCCTGATCAGGACAGCCCATGGAAAAAAGCGGAAGTCTGGGAAATCTGGGACAAGACAAAGCGCACCGTGTCGTGGGTGAGCATCGGTTACGATAAAGTGCTCGACAGCAAGCCGGACCCCTTGGGACTTACCAACTTCTTCCCATCTCCGCCGTTCATGGTCGCCAACCCGACTACGACGCTGTTCATGCCCACGCCTGACTTCATTCTGGCGCAAGACCTGTACAACGAAATAGACGTGCTACAGGCCCGTATAGCCATGCTCACGAAGGCCGTAAAAGCCGTCGGGGTGTACGATTCCAGCTCCGAAGAAATCAAGAACCTGATGAACGGGACTGATAACCAACTGATCCCGGTCGAGAACTGGGCCATGTTCGGGGAAAAGAACGGGCTTAAAGGACAGATAGACTGGATGCCACTGGCAGACATTGTAAACGCTCTCGATAAGCTCAGAGAATTGCGCAGCGACGCCATTGGCCTGCTACAGCAAGTCACCGGCATGTCAGACGTGATGCGCGGTGAGCTGGGTTCACAATACGAAGGCGTAGGCCAGTCCGAAATGAAGGCCAAGTTTGGCTCGGTTCGCGTCCAGGCGCTGCAAGACCGTTTCGCCAAGTTTGCGACCGATCTATTCCAGATTAAGGCGGAGATCATCGCCAAACACTTTGACCCGCAAACCATCGCCAAGAAGTCCAACATGCAGGCGTCACAGGACGTGGACCTTCTACCGCAAGCGATAGCGCTGATCAAAGACCCGAACTCAATGATGCACAGAGTCCAGATAAGACCGGAATCGGTCGCCATGGTGGACTACGCACAGCTTAAAAACGAGCGCACCGAGTATATGAACGCCATTTCCATGTTCATGCAGTCGGCTACGCCGTTGATTGAGGCCGACCCGGCCACCAAGCCGTTCTTGCTCAGGCTCATGCAGTGGGGGCTTGCCGGTTTCAAGGGGGCCAACCAGATTGAAGGGGTGGTGGATGACGCCATCGAAGCCTCCGAACAAGCCGCCAAACAGGCTGAAGGCAAGGAGGAGCCGAACCCAGAGGCCCAAGCCGCTCAGATGCAGATGCAATTTGAACAGGCCAAACAGCAGGGCGAACAGGCCAAGATACAGGCCAAGGCGCAGGCAGACATGCAGATTCGCCAACAGGATTACAATCTTGACCTGCAACTGGCGCGTGAAGTGCATAACATGAAAATGGCGGAAGTAGCGGCGGACATGAACCGATCACTGGCCGAGACCCAAGCCAAACACGAGTCTGATCTGATTCAGGAAGAAGCATCGGCGCAGGCCAACATGGCGCAGACCCGGGCCACCATGGAAGGCGAAATACAGAAAGACGTGGTAGAAACTCAGCTAGGAATCGCCTCTGACCGGTCGAAGTCTGAATCAAAGATCAACGAAATTCGCACAAACGCAATGGCGAAGATTGAAGAGAGCAAGGCAAAACCGGCAGAGGGGAAAAAGACCGATGAGTGATAAAGACGATGCGTTTAAACAAGGATACGAACGAATTTTCGGGGTGAAAACCCCGGAGCGCGGCGTGTGGGTATACGATCACGCCCAAGGCGGGCTTATACCCAAGCACGAATACGTCCCGCAAGACCCGGACGGCCCGGCGATTATGAAGCCGCTCGACCCGTTCACTAGTCCGGTTGACGGCACTTACATTACCGACCGGGCGCAACTGCGCAAGCATAATAAGGCGCATGGTGTTACCAACATCAATGACTACGGTGAGAACGGCGGGCGGGCGTACTTTGAACGCAAGGAGTCGGACCGCCAAGCCACACTGCGAAGCAACAGCCGTCAGGCAAAGCAAGAACGGATCGACACGATTAAACACGCACTGGACGCTGCAACACGGCGTTAAAACACGGCAGAGAGAGGCATACCATGGGTGATCTAAGAGAAGATTTAGAAGCGTCGTTTGAATCCACAGAGTCAGCAGAAGACGAATTGGCCGAAGCACAACAAGAAGTGCTTCAAGACGAACCAGAAGAAACCACCGAAAAAACTGAAACGGAAGCCAGCGACGATACCGCCGCTACCGATTCAACCAAGAAATCGGAAGCTGTGGACGCGGAAGGCGAACCTTCCTCTGCCGGGGATAACCCCGACGCCGAAGCAGCTTCCGACCTATCCGAGGCCGCTAGCAAAGACAGCATGAAAGCCCCGGCGGGCTGGAAGCCCTCAGAGCGTGAACAGTGGTCTAAAATCCCTCGCCCCCTTCAAGAGCGCATTACCGCGAGAGAGAGGGAAATGGCGGATGTCATGGCGAACACCAAGCAAGCGCGGTCAGTGAACGACTACGTTAGCAAAATGGGCGAGACCTACGGCAATCTGGCGAAGGAAGCAGGTTTCAACCACCCGCTTGAGGCCGCCACCGCCGCGCTGGGCACCATGCGCACTTTGTCCGGGGGTAGTACCCGTGAGAAAGCACAGGAAGTCGCCAGCCTGATCAACCAGTACGGCATTGACATAGAAACGCTGGATGACGCACTGGTTAATATGCCGTCACCTAAAGGCCAGCAGCAGCGCGACCCTCAATCAGCGCGACTGGAACAGATGATGGAAGAGCGTTTACGCCCATTCCAAGAGATGATGACCAACCAGCAACGCCAACAGCAACAGGCCGAACAGCAACGCGGTCAGCAGGCAATACAGGCGGTTCAGGAGTTCTCACAGAACGCCGAGTTCTTGAACGACGTGCGCGAAGACATGGCGGACATCATTGAACTGGCGGCGAAGCGGGGTGTCGATCTAACCTTGCAACAGGCGTATGACCGGGCCTGTAACGCGCACCCGGAAATATCCAATGTTATCATGCAGCGCCGGGAGCAAGACCAGATCAAGGGCAACCAAAGTTCCCTGCAATCCAAGCGGTCAGCAGCCAGTAGCATTTCTGGACGTAAATCTGGATCAGGCGGCTCATCGGGTGGCTTAAGTTTGCGCGACACTTTGGCTCAAGCCTACGACGAAGCGCAATCCGGTTGATAGTGTTTACATCGTGAGCTACTATTAACCCGACTATTTTGACTTTTCGAGTCCTTGTCCCAGCCTCGGTAGCAGACAAAGCATGTCCTCGAACGGTTAATAAGGCAAAACGTTTCCGTGTAAACGGCGACTGAGCACGACAAAAACCTTAATTAACTTTGATGGAGTACATATCATGGCCTTTGCCAACTCTTCCATCAGCGACATGCTTGCGACGACTATCGAGTCACGCACCAAGAAAATCGCTGATAACGTAACGAACAACAACGCACTGCTGGCTAAGCTGAAAAAGCAGGGCCGGATCAAGACCTTTAGCGGCGGTACAAAAATCCTGCAAGAACTGTCGTTTGCTGAAAACAGCAACGCAGGCTGGTATTCCGGGTATGACCTGTTGCCTGTCGGCGTCTCTGACGTGATCAGTGCGGCGGAATACGACATCAAGCAGGCGGCTGTTCCGGTCATTATCTCGGGCCTTGAACAACTTCAAAACTCTGGCCGCGAGCGCATGATTGATCTCATGGAAGCGCGTCTGGAAGTGGCCGAAGCAACCATGGCTAACCTGATTTGTGGAGGTCTGTACTCCGACGGCACCGCCGCCGGTGGTAAGCAGATTGACGGTTTGGCAGCCGCTTTGCCGGTTGACCCAACCGCCGCCGCGTATGGCGGTATCGACGGCTCTGCGTTTACCTTCTGGCAGAACGCGGTGTCTGACCAAACCGCTGCAAACGGTCTGGACCCCACCAAGATTCAGGGCTACTGGAACTTGCTGTGGGCTAAACTGGTGCGCGGTATGGACCGTCCTGACCTGATCATGGCCGACACAAGCGTCTGGAACGCTTACATGAGTTCTTTGCAGACACATCAGCGCTTCACCGACACCGAATCAGCCGATGCTGGTTTCGCGACGTTGAAGTTCATGGACGCCGATGTGTGTCTGGATGGTGGTATCTACAACGGTAGCGGCGGTTCCGGCGCTCCGGCGGGTACGGCATACTTCCTGAACACGAAGTATATCCACTACCGCCCCCACGCCAACCGGAACATGGTGCCGTTGTCACCTAACCGTCGTTACGCAACCAACCAAGATGCCGAAGTGCAGATCATGGCTTGGGCGGGTAACCTGACGACTTCTGGCCGTCAGTTCCAAGGTCGGTACGACGCTAACGGGGCTTAACCTGACGGGGCCGAAAGGCCCCTAAGCGTTTACACTGAACAGGAGCAAAGACAATGGGTGTTAATTTAGCCACATATCACCAAGACCAAGTGACCAAGGGCGCTCGGGAAACCCAAGTACCAAACGCTGATTTTGACGGTGGGGCGAACAAAGCAGGCTCTTGCGCACCGGGCATTGGCATCAATACCGGTAGCGTCAACACCAAGCTGCAAAGCTGGTCAGTGCTTGACCAAGCAGGCAACGACCGCGACCCACAAGACAGCCAGCACATCGGCGGGGACGGCCTCAACGGCGGCAATCAAGCCGTAGAGCCACTTCGCGCAGTACAGGGTGCGGACGTAAACGACACGCTGACTTTTATTGAGGCAGTCGTGGCAGCCGCTAACGGCGCAGGGATGGGTACGGCAGGTGCAGACCCGATCAACCGGACAGGTGTATCGGTAGAAATTGGCGACCGGGTATGGGGAACCAACACGGTAGCTTAACCAAAAGCGGCTCAGGCCGCTTTCTTTTTAACGGCAGAGAGTGTGTAAACGATGGATACTTTGGAAATCAACCACAACGACTTTTCGACCGGACGCGAAGCAGAAGCGGACGCTAATTTGATGGTCAAGTTTTTCATGCGGGAAAAACAAAGCATGACCAAGACGCAGGAAGAAGGCCGTCCTGTGTTTGAAGACCGGGAATACGTTGAAATTCGCGTCCCGGGTAAGCGCGACGCATTGGCCTGCCGTCCGGCCACCCATGACGACAAACAGCGCTTCCCGCGCCACTATACGGCGTTTAAAGACCGTACTGAGTTGCCGCAAGAAGGCACCCCGTTGGCGCAATGGCCCATAATGACCCGCAGCATGGTCGAAGAACTATCGTTCCTCAAAATCAAGACGGTTGAACAGCTAGTCGCCATGAGCGACAACGACGCAGGGCAGATTCGCGGTGGGCTGTCCCTGAAACAGAAAGCCAAAGCGTTTCTTGAAACCAGCGATAAGACCAAGCTCATCAACGAAAAAGAAGCACTTGAGCAACGCCTTGCCAAGCAAGACGAAGAAATGGCCGAAATGCGCCAGATGATCGTTGATATGCAGCGTGGCGGTAAGCCTCAAGCGAAGGCCGCGCCGATCCCGGAGCCAGCCCCGATTGACACCGAAGCAGTGGCCCCGGACGAGGAAGACAAAACAGAAGATGGCACCCCGACGCCGGAAACAGCCGAAGTGCAGACCACTTCACGTCGCCGCCGCGCTAAAAAATGAGGTATGAAAGATGGGCATCAATTCCATAATGTCGGCAAACGATATCCTTAACCGTGTCGCGGTTGAGATTGGTATTGCGCCCGTCACCGACCCTTATAGTTCCACTGACCCGACGTTCATAAAAATGAAAACCCTCCTTAACATCGCTGGGGAAGAGTTGGTGGAGGCGCATCCGTGGGAAATCCTGTTAAAGCAGCACCAGATTATCACTACCGCCGCTGATACTGGTATTTACACGCTTCCTGACGACTTCTCCCATATTGTGAACCAAACTGGCTGGGAGCGTAGCCAGCGTGTACCCCTTGGCGGCCCCCGGACATCGCAGGAGTGGGCCTATCTGAAAGGCCGGGATTTTGCTAATTCATCGGTCTATATCCAGTTTCGCTTTGCCGACGGTAAGTTTCAAATTTACCCGGCCCCGCCGCCTGACGGTCTCGACATAAATTTTGAGTATGTGTCTACCGGCTGGGTACGCTCCGCTACGGCAGACCCTTTCACCTACACTGACGAAATTATCTCTGGCGATCAGGTTCCTATTTTCAATAAGACCCTGATAAGCCGCTATTTGAAAGTCAAAATGTTGGAAGCGACCGGCTTTGATACCACCAAAGCACAGGCCGACTTCAACCAGATTTTTGCATTCCTCACAGGTACCGAGAAAGGCGCACCAGTGCTTGATGCCGGGGGCGGGCGTGGTTTCCCGTACTTGGGGTATTCCAATATACCGGATACTGGGTATGGGCTTTAATCATGGCGATACGCGCAATCCAGCCCGGCGGGCTTGCCACTTCTAAAAGGCAGACTGCTCAAATTACCCGAATGCCCGCGCCATTTAAGGGTATCGACGCCCGCTCACCACTGGCAGCGGCATCCCTAGACGTTTGCATTTACTGTTATAACCTTGTCCCTCAAGACGGCGGACTCGGCCTCCGTAAAGGGTACAGGGAGCGTCAGATTGACTTGGATGACGGCAACGGGATAAGTGTAAACACCATAGTTCCGTATGATGGCCTTGATGCAGACGGTTCAGAAGACCGGTTGTTTGCGGTGACCAACGAAGGCATTTGGGACGTAACCGCCCAAGGTGGCACCCCGACACTAAAAACCACGTTCGGAAACCAAACAAAAGACGCCGGTTTTGGCCCTTCGGCTACATTCGTTACTGATGCAGGTGATAGATATCTGGCGTATGCAGACTCTTTAAACGGCCTGTTCGTTTACGATTCCGCTACAGATTCTTGGGCGCAAGCATCCGGTATAACAGGCCCGACCGTTACCAACATCAATTTTGTGGCTGTCCATAAAGAACGGATATGGGTGATCGAACGGAGATCTTCGGACGCTTGGTATCTCGATATCGCAGCCATAACTGGCACTGCGACAAAATTCCAGTTTGGCTCCAAAATGAAAAACGGCGGCGCTCTGCGGGGGCTGTTTAACTGGTCGATAGACGGCGGCGCTGGCGTAGATGACTTGCTGGTGGGTGTCAGTGGTTCAGGTGACGTGGTGGTGTACAAAGGCACCGACCCGGGGGCTGACTTCACCATCCAAGGCGTGTATTTCATCGGTAGCTTACCTAAAGGGCCGAATTTCGCGACCGAAGACAGCGGCGAACTGTACTTGCTCTCTACCTACGGCGTGGTGAGCATGACCGACCTGCTCAACGGCGTATCCATTGTCAGTTCGGACGCAGGTAACACGTCTGCCCGTATTGCAGGGCAGCTACGCGGGCGCATGGCGACCCAAAGTAGCCTGAACGGCTGGGCCATCCGCACCATACCGTCAGAGGGCGGGTTTTTGATCAGTTCACCCACCCTCCCCGGAACCTTTCCTATCCAGTATTACTACAACATAACCGTTGCAGGTTGGGGGCTATGGCGCAATCTGGACGTTAGATCGTTTGTGACGTGGAAAGACTCGGTAGTTTTTGGTGACAGTCTATTACGTGTCTTGACCATGGATAGAGAAGCCGACAATGTTAAGATTAACGGCCCACCCCCGCCTGAGTTCAACGGCCAGCCCATCCAGTTTTCACTGCTCACCAGCTACAGTGCCTTGGGTTCTCAGGGGGTGTTTAAACGAGTTAAATACGTTCGACCGGACATCGTTGGGACCGCCGAACCAGCCTATGCGGTGGCAAGCCGATTCGACTATACTTTGAACGAGGCTGATCTACCTGTCACTCCGAACATCAGCAGAGACGGTGTTTGGGACGTGGATACGTGGGATACTGTCGTGTGGAGTTCCGAAGGTTTTGACGGCTGGAACAGCGTTTACGGGGCATACGGCATGGGGCGCAACATGGCCTTGGCCTACCGGGGCGAAAGTTACTACACCATAACCCTTGTGGGTTGGGATGTTATTTACGATTCAGGAGGGCCATTGGTGTGATTATTCGATACCGCGCACTGAACATACAACATGACTGGGGATGGGTACTGGAAAGAACCAACCCTAAACTGGTCGAAGACACTTGCGGCATTGTGGCGTATGACGTGGAGACTGGCGAAATAGCAGCTATGGCTATTTTCGACCACCTATGGAGTACGTCAGCTACGGCGCATATACTGGTCGAACACCCAATGGTGCTGCGGCACGGGTTCATTGAAGAGGCCGCCGATTTCATATTCAATTTCATGGGTAAGCAAGTCCTGATCGGCCAAACCCCGTCAACCAATGTGAAGGCCCTTAAAATGGCGCACTATATTGGCTTCAAAGAAGTATACCGGGTGCCGAACGGCTTGGGCGAAGGCAAAGACATGGTGATAACCCAGCTAGTTAAGGAAGAGTGTAAACATATTCCTATTTTGCAGGAGGGCGCGGCATGAGCGGCGGCGATAAAGGGCCAGACGTAGTAGGCGCGGCGGCAGAAGAAGGGAAGCAGGAACGACTAACAGCAGCACAGGCCACCATGGCTGACCGACCGGATCAGTACGACCCGTTCGGATCACTAACATGGCAGAAAGGGGGCTTTACCGGCGGGCCAAGTATGCCGGGTGCTCCGCCCGGTATTCCGGGGATCGGCTCTTACAACCCGAATAAGTGGACGCAGCAATACACGTTGAACGAACCCATGCAGAACAATTTCGACAGCGCCATGGGCGTTACAAACAGCATGTCCAGTTTGCGCGAAGACGCCATGGCCCGTGCAGAGCAGGAAATGTCCGGCGATCTGGACTGGGGGCAGTTTGGGCAGGCGGAAGGGCTTGAATTTGACCCGACAGAACTCCGTCAACGCGCCGAAGACGCCGCCTATGGTCGTCAGACTTCACGCCTTGACCCTCAATTTGAGCAGCGAGCGAGGGAAAACGAAGTCAAACTCCGCAACCGAGGTCTACGCCCGGGTGACGAAGCCTACGATAACGCTATGGGAAACTTTAACCGGGGGCGTAACGATGCCTATGAACAGGCCCGCATGGGGTCAGTCGGTATGGGGATGCAAGAAGCGAACCAAATGTTTGGTCAGGAAGTAAAATCAACCGACATGGCAAACGCATTGCGAGACAAGAACATTCAGGAATACATCGACAAGCGCAATTTCAGCTTGAATGAGGCGCAGTCACTTGATCCTACGGCGCAGGTGAAACAGCTCCGCGATACCTACTCAGGAGGGGAATAACATGGCCGGGTTTGCACGGTTTAACAGAGCCACAAAAGCCGAAGTCCCTAATTTGGTGGACGCCGAATTACGTGCGGCAGCGTTGCGCGAAGAGCAGCGCCGGTACAACCTCGAAAAAGGCCAGGAACTCGGCGCGAATGCCACATCTTGGTATGGCGAGATGGTTGGGGATAAAACGCCGATTCGCGACTTTGGCGGGAGAATTGTGGACTCTCTGCGAAGTCCTGAACCTCCGGCACCTACCGATGTAGACCCTCAGTATCTTGATAAGTTTAAACGCCCTGCTAACTTGGTAATGGAGCGTCAAGGTGGCTATCTGCCGGACTCCCTCGACTCACAGGTGGAGTCTGCCATGCCCGGGACTGACGGTGTGCTTACCGACATGCTGATTGGTGAAGAGGTTCCCGTCGGGGCGGCTACGGACGCTGTGGCGAACACAGCTACCGATACAGCCACCGACGCTGTGGCCGATTCTGCTTTGAAAGGCGTCCCCTTAGTGGGGGCACTTCGGGGCGGGTATCAGCTTGCCAATGGTGACGTTGAAGGAGCGTTAGGCACGGGTGCCAAAGTGGGTCTAGCCGCACTGGGTCCGGCAGGCATAGCCGCCGGTCTTGGCCTTGGGTTGATGGGAGTCTGATATGGAAATGAGCGCAGACAAACTGGCCGAAGCCCTTCGAGGGGAGGCTGCCGCTAAAGCCAATTTAGAGGCACAACAGGACCAGATGCAACAGGCGGATGCGCTCATTACCGGCGAACGCCGCCCGGGTTCGGGTATTTTCGGTGCGCTAGGTAATAACTTTAAACGCTCTCGCGGCTATGAGCAGCGCCGGGAAGTTGAGCCGCGCTTAAAACAAGCCCGGCAAGCCTACGCGCAGAGCTATGGTGCCAAGCAGATCTATGAGACTCAAGTCGGTGAAGAAAACCGCCGCCTAACACGAGCCAGACAGGCAGAGCAAGATCGTATCGCCGCAGATCAGATCGCCTATGGGCGCGGGCAGGACGAGCAAGACATCAATCGCGAAGACGCCGAGATAGAGCGCGGACTTAACGAAGTCAACAGTGTCACCACGTTTATCGACACGTTAAACCCTGATGCACCCCCAGTTCGCGGTCGCATAACCGCTCAAGGTGCGTTTGACGCTCAAGGAAACCCCCTCCCCGGGAACTTCGTAGAGCAGCGCACGCAACAGGGCGGAAGAAACCCCGGTGGTGTCGGAGGCGATAAAGCCATCACGACCAATTTAAACACTATCGGAAGGGTGGATAACGCAGTCCGGGTGGCGCAGGGTTTCACAGCTGATGATTTCGAGTCTCTTGTATCCAGTACGACACTGAAAGAAGGGCTAAAATCATCTATGTCACCCGAGGTGTTTGATCAATTCATACAGGCCAATGCTAGTTCTTTCTCCCCCCGGGTTAAAGCCTTCATGGAAAGGGTGGCGTTCCTAAGCGCGGCGCAGCGTAAAGAGTTTTTTGGGGCGGCGCTTACTGCCATGGAACGAGCGGATTCCCAAAAGTACACCCCTGCGGCCACTAGCGCAGCACTTGAGGCTATCATTCGCCGTCTTGGCCTGTTTGACCAAGACGCCAGAATGCAGATACGGAACAGCGGGCGGGATGTGGAGGTGCCATATACTGCGTATGCAGATTTCATTTCGCAGCGCGGGGATCCTATGGATTCAGACACTGACTATTCCGAGCCTCCGGCACCACCGGCAGACCCAGCAGACCCGTATGCAGGGTTCTCAATCGTCGAATAAGGCACTGATTTATGGCTACATTCAAAGTTAAAGGCCCAGATGGTGTCACCCACACTGTAAACGCTCCCGAAGGTGCTACTCAGGAAGACGCCATAGCGTTTATAGCGGCCAGTAAATATAACGTGGAACCCCCTACCAACGCTGGGCAGACATCGACCGCTGAAAGCCCAGCCGTTTCGTCATCTGACCTGCCGACTGACCTGCCTCCCCCGGCTGCAAACGCGCCTGAACAGCGCACGTTACAGCGCGAACCCAGCCAGTCTGGCTTGGGTTCTCAGGCGGCGCAAGAGGAACGCCGAGGGGAGATAACCGGGCGTGACCGGGGCGACTATCTTGTCGGTGGCTTCAATAAAGGCATTTTGGATATCGTCGATTTCCCAACCACTATGGGCAATATGGCGCTGGATGCGACCGGCGTGGACGCTGATACGTTCCGGTTTTTTAACCCCTCCGATCTAGGCAACTTCCGTGAAAGCCAGACAGCTATTCCTGAATCCATAGCCCGCAATAACACGCCTGTCATGGATAGTTTGCGCACAGGACTCGAATGGGGGTCTGGCGCAGTTATACCCTCGTCAAAACTAGCCAAACTACCTGATTTGTTTGCCGCAGGCGGGGCCATGGCTGGCGAAGCCATTGGCGGCGAAACCGGTGAAATGATCGGCGGTCTTGCTGGTGCGTTTACACCTGCTGGTGTTAGCGGGCTGGCGGAAGGCATACCCTTAGTTTACCGCAGTGAAGAAGCTAATGCGCTGCGCCGATTAGCAGGTAGGGAAGAAGTAACTGCGCCACAAGACGGCAACGTAGAAGCGTCAATGAGGTTCATTAAAGGCACCCTTGGTGACCAAGGGTACAACGACATGGCCGCAGCGCTTCGTCAGGGTACAGAAGAAGGGCAGCTAGGCACATCGTCAGACCTTTTTGCCAATCCAAGAATGGCGGAGATCGAGAACTACGCATCCCGCAACTCTACGATTAACGAAAACCTACGTCCACCCCGCGAAGCTCGACTCAACCAAAGCAGACAAATGTACGATGACCTAGCACCGCAAGGCATAGGTTATGACGGGGCACCGGTAATGCCGGGGCGGGTGGTTGGTGATGAGGTAGCGGAAATAAACAACCAAGCTACTCGCGCCAATCAGGAAACACTAGCTGAGACTCGCAGGGTTGAAGAGGCCGCTCAAGCGCAAGCTGAGTCGGCCCGTATTCAAGCCGAAGGTGCGGATGCCACACTCGGCGGCACTGGGCGCGTGGATGAGTCCAGCGCGGAGTTGTCTCGACTCTACAAGAACTTTGATAAGGCGCTGACCAAGTTTTCTGAAAAGCCAGCGTGGCGCGAGTTTGATGAAACCGCGCAGATAAATATTGCGCAGATAAAAAGTGACTTGGATGCGTTTACATCAAACATGCCAGCCGAATCGCGGGCAGACCTTTATGCGCAATACAACACTGTACTCCGCCATCTGGAAAATCTACCCGAGCAAGCAGACCCAAGAAGCATCCAGTATATTTTACACTCTATGAAAGGGATTACTCATCAAGCCGTAGTGTCAGGAGATAAAGGCCCACTCCCCGCCGCGCTCAGCCGGATAACCCGCATGATTGATAATACCATGCGGCAATCTGACGATATAGGCCCGGCGTTTCGGCGAGGTGTGGAAGCGTCAGCCGCTAAAAACAGGGCTTTAGGCGGTGATGCACTTGAAAAAGCCCGCAAGGCGGAGCCGGAGTTGTTTGCCAGCACCGCTAATTTCTCTGGCCCGCAGGGTAAGGTCACGATGCGAGCCATCGAAGCCTCTGAACAGCCCAACATCAAACAGGCGGCTGAACAGTACCTACGTGACGTATTCCGCAAAGAAGGCGTTACTCAGGCTACGCTACAGCGGTATGCACCGGCGCTCGACTCATTCCCGGCGCTGAGAAAACAGCTTGAAGACGCGGCGGGTACTCGGGCCGCAGCAGATGAAGCTACAAGCACCGTAAAAACAACAGCGGCAGAACAGAGTAGAATCCGCGCTGATGCAGACAAAACGCTGCAAGACGTTGTGAAAGGTAGCAATCTGGAACTGTCAAAGTTTGCCCGGGCACCAAGAAAATACATAGACGAAGCGCTTACCGCTAAAGACCCTAGTGACGATATAGGGACCATTTACACTAGGTTAAGTAAAAGAAACCCAGAAGCAGCCGCTACGTTTAAATCCGAGGCTTTGGACTTGCTGAAAGACGATGCTATAAAACTGGACGACATGACGACTGAACAGGGCCGAGCGTTTCAAAGGAAGTTGGACCGGCTAATGCAGAACGGCATCGTAACCATGGACGACACCAAAGCGGTTACCGATATTATCGCCCGTCAGGAAGGGCGCAGGCTTAGAAAATCATACGGGTCAGCAGCGTCGATGACAGAAGACAGCAAGTTTACCGAAGACGCCGTGGCTACAGCTTTGACGCTTCCTATGCTGTCCGTTCTGCCTTCTAGCCACCAGCTAATGGCCGCAGGTATGCTCAAGCGTAACTGGTTGAGGCTACTTAGAAGCCGTCGAGCAGACCCGGTTATCGTGAAAGAGTTAGGCAGGCTTCTCAAATCCCCGGAAAGACTATTGCAAGCGGTTGATGGTAAACTGACGGCTGAGTCCACTCCGGCTGAAATGAACAAATATTTTGCAGGCGTCATGCGGGTGCTTGCCAACGAAATGACTGACCAAGCTCAATAAAAGAGGATTTAAACATGCCACGCGATGCGTCAGGTAATTACACACTACCCGTAGGTAACCCGGTGGTCACCGGCACCACTATTACGTCAACGTGGGCAAACTCCACGATGAACGACATGAAGATAGCGATGCAGGACAGCCTATCGCGGTCAGGTAACGGCCCTATGCTGGCTCCGTTAAAGAACACCGACGGCACCGCAGCAGCCCCCAGTATCACGTTCAATCTGGAATCCTCTACCGGGTGGTATCGGGCCGGGCCGGGCGATGTCCGGTACTCCATCAACGGCATTGATAAGTACCGGTTTTTCGCAGACCAAATTCAAGTATGGAGCGTGGCGGACAGCGCGTGGTATCCCATCCCGACAGCGAAAACCACTGGCTCGGTTACAGAGACTGTGACGCTCGCCGCGTCGCAGACTGTCGTACCGTTTACAAGCAGCGTGGCGGGTGCCGCTCTCTATGTAAACGGCACCAGCGGCGACCGGGGTCGGCTGTTCCTTGGCACTGACTACACCTATGACCCAGTAGCTAACGAAATCACTTTGGCCTCTTCGTACCCAGCCGGGACTTTGATAGCCTCCGTATTGAACGATGAGACGGACGTAGCCGCAGCCGCAGCCGCAGCGGC